TCTGCTACTGTAACAAGAGATATTACTGTTCCAGACAATGGAATATTGTTTGATAACGGTATTTATATTCAATACACGGTATCTACTTTTGGAACAATGACTGCTTTCCATGCCTAAAAGTGGCTGACAGAAAACCAAAAAAGGCTATACCCAAAACCACCAAAAAAGGTGGAAATTACCGATCTACAAAAAGTGGAGCGGGCATGACTGCAAGGGGTGTGGCAGCTTATCGAAAAGCCAATCCCGGCTCTAAGTTAAAAACGGCTGTGACGGGAAAAGTTAAAAAGGGTAGCAAGGCTGCAAAAAGGCGCAAGTCTTATTGTGCAAGGTCTTTGGGTCAACTAAAGAAAAGCTCTGCTAAAACTAGAAATGATCCTAATTCAAGAATTAGGCAAGCAAGAAAAAGGTGGAAGTGTTAGATGGCAATACCAGACAATGTAAAAAATCCAAGTTTATACAGCAAAGCTAAGTCTAAGGCTAAAGCTAAGTTTGATGTGTACCCAAGCGCATACGCAAATGCGTACATGGTTAAAGAGTATAAAAAGATGGGCGGTCAATACAAAAACAAAGGTGGAATTATGGAAAAAAATTTAAAACCAATACCAGCAGACAACAAAGGTTTGCCAAACTTGCCAAAAAAAGTAAGAAACCAGATTGGTTTTATGAACAATGGCGGTGGAGTTAAAACAGGTGCCGGAATGAAAAGTTTTATAGCCCGTGGTTGTGGAGCTGTGATGGATGATCGCAGGAAAAAAACCAAAATGCGTGGCAGGTAATGGGTCTTCGCCGTTGGTTCGCTGAAGAATGGGTTGATATTGGCTCAAAGAAAAAAGGCGGTGGTTATAAATCTTGTGGCAGAAAATCTACCAAAGGCTCAAAAAGAAAATACCCAAAATGTGTGCCTAAATCTAAGGCACAGTCTATGTCTAAATCACAAATAAAATCAGCAGTTACAAGAAAAAGAAGCAAAAAACAGGGCGTAAAAGGCAAACCAACCAACGTAAGTACATTTGCAAAGTAGTGGAATTATCACAAATTAAAGAAGAGATTAGGGCTTGGTCGAAAGAAGTCTTAGAAGACAGTCAGGACAATCATCCAGTGTGTCCCTACGCCAACAAAACTTGGCAAAATAATTCTGTAAAAATAATTAAATCCGATGATATGCAATGGCTAGATTTAATTAAATACAGTGACAATTTTCCAAAAGAAATTGACGTTGCGATTTACTGTGATTTTAATGTAGATTTGTTGCTAGAGGTTTTTAACGAAAGAATAAACATGATGAATGTTTTTTTAAATAAAAAAAATTTATGGGTAATGGGCTTTCACCAAGACCACGAAGAGAAAAGCGTGTTAAGCCAAAAGGATGACTTTGAGCCTTTATACGAAGAAAGTTATAATATGGTTTTTGTGCAAAGATTAGATACTTTAAACATTGCCTCTGAAAGATTAGAAAAAATAGGTTATTATAATAATTGGAATCAAGATGAGTTCCAAAAAATTTTAAATCGTAGGAATTAATTATGAAAAAATCAGGAATTAAAAAAATGAAATCTGGTGGCGCTGGTAAGTCAGGCATTAAAAAAATGAAATCAGGTGGCGATGTAATAGCCGGAGCATCTCAACAAAGAAGATCAGCTCAAGGCGCTGAAGTTGTTAAGTCAGGCATAAAGAAATTTGCAATGGGTGGCGCTGGCAAATCAGGCATTAAAAAGTTTTCTATGGGTGGCGCTGGCAAATCAGGCATCAGAAAGTTTGCAATGGGCGGAGCCGGTAAGTCAGGCATTAAAAAACTTGGCAGAGGCGGCAAAGCTAAAAAATAAATTATGACCGTTTCAAGCTCTAAAAATTTCGAGCTAGATGTAGCTGATTATATTGAAGAGGCGTTTGAAAGATGCGGCTTAGAGTTGCGCACAGCATACGATTTAAAAACAGCAAGAAGAAGTTTAAATTTACTTTTGGCTGAATGGGCTAATCGTGGTTTAAACCAGTGGACTATAAGCCAAAAGACGGTTGCCTTGGTTTCAGGAACAGCAACATACAATGTTGATTCGGTAAATAGCACGGCTGCCATTGATGTATTAGATGCCTTTGTAAGAGAAACGGTTAACAATGAAAGCGTAGACTTGCAAATGACAAGGCTATCCAGAAGCGAGTATTCTGCGGTTCCAAACAAATCAGTAACAGGTAAGTCTTTGCAATTTTTTATTGATAAACAATTGTCTCCAACCATAAGCGTTTACCCGGCTCCTGATGCCTCAAGCAAATACACTATTTACATGAACGTCTTGACAAGAATGGATGACGCAGACTCAGCAACCAATACCCTTGATATACCTTTCAGGTTTTATCCTTGCTTGGCAGCAGGTCTTGCTTACTACCTATCTATTAAAAAAAGCCCAGAAAGAACCGCGCTACTCAAACAAATTTATGACGAAGAATTTTTTAGAGCCATGGAGCAGGACGAAGACAGGGCATCGGTAAGAATTACCCCAGATGTGTCTAGCTACAATATTCCATAATGGCTTTTGCGTCTAATAAAAAAGCATACGGTATATGCGACAGGTGCGGATTTAGGTATGGCATAGCAACTCTTAAAAAAGAGTGGAACGGTTTAAAGACATGCAATGAGTGCTTTGAGCCAAAGCATCCGCAATTAACTCCAACAAAAAAATTAATTGACCCACAGGCAATTAGAGAGCCAAGACCCGATGTGAGCGTAGTCCCTAGTGCTTTTACGGTTTATACTAATCATGATCTTGGTATTATAGGGTCAGTTTTAACTACCCCTAGTGCTATGACAGGCTCAGTTGGTTTTTTATTTGGGTATGACCCTACGCCAACGCCGTCTCCTTCGCCAACGCCTTCACCAACGCCTTCGCCAACGCCTTCGCCTTCGCCTTCGCCATCGCCATCGCCTTCGCCATCTATTACTACTTATACAGTAACAGTCGCAAGTTATAATGGAGCAAATTATTTTTATATAGATGGCTCAAGAGCAGTAACTTTAAGTTTTACTGAGGGGCAAACTTATAAATTTGACCAGTCTGATAGTAGTAATTCCAATCATCCATTAAGATTTTCTGTAACTTCAAATGGTACTCACGGTGGTGGCTCAGAATATACAACAGGTGTTACAACAAACGGAACTCCGGGTTCATCAGGTGCTTACACTCAAATAGAGGTAGCATCATCGGCTCCAACATTGTATTATTATTGTACCAATCACTCAGGCATGGGCGGTCAAATCAATACGGTTTAATCATGAGCTTTACTTTATCTACATTAAAAACAGCAATTAAAGATTACTTGGAAACTGAAGAAACAACTTTTGTTACACAGCTTCCAACTTTTATACAGCAAGCAGAAGAAAGAATTTTAAAATCAGTACAGCTTCCAGACCAAAGAAAAAATGTGCAAGGAAACTTAACTACAAGCAATAGATTTCTGGCTACACCGTCTGACTACTTAGCAAGTTTTTCGTTAGCGGTTATTAGTAGCAATGAATACACTTACTTAGATTTTAAACATAATTCTTTTATAAAAGAATATGTATCAAATTCGACAACCAGAGGCAAGCCAAAGTATTACGCTACTTTTGACCAAAGTTCTTTTGAGGTAGGTCCAATTCCAGATGCAGATTATTCGGTAGAGTTACACTACTTGGCTAGACCAGCCTCGTTAACCTCTGGCGCAGATAGCGGCACAACTTACCTATCAAGCGATGCGCCTGACACGTTGCTGTATGGTTGCTTGGTTGAAGGCGCTACATTTTTAAAATTAAATCCGGCAGACATATCTTTGTATGATGCAAAATTTAAAGAAAGTTTAGAGAGACTTAAAAATCTTGGCGAAGGAAGAGATACTAGAGACCAAATGAGGTATGATTCGTTAAGAAGAAATGTAAGTTAATTTTTTTTGAGAGGAGAATTAATGGAACCGTTGGAACATTTAAAGGGCAAAACTGTGGCTATTGTCGGTCTAGGCAATAGTTGGTTTGATTACAATTTAGCAAAATCACACGGCACTCACTTTGATGAAGTGTGGGCTATCAATGCAGTTGGCTCGGTAATATTTCATGACCGCGTTTTTATGATGGACCCAGCCAGTAGATTTTTTGATAGTACCGATGCAGGCGGACAAACAAGTGGCATGCTGGATGTTTTAGAAAATGGTCTTGCGCCGATCTATACATGTGAGCTAGATGACAGATGCAGAAATTTGGTTGAGTATCCAATTGACGAAGTCTTACAAGCATTTAATTGTCATTACCTAAATAACACAGTTTCATACGCCATTGCTTTTGCATTGTGGAATAAGGTTGGAGCCATAAATTTGTATGGAATAGATTTTAGCTACAAGGGCAATTTACATTTTGCAGAATCAGGCAGAGCTTGTGTTGAGTATTGGCTGGCTAAAGCAACTGAGCTTGGTGCTGAAGTTGGAGTTGCTGGCTCTAGCGCTTTGTTAGATACCAATGTGCCAGATCAAGAAAAGCTTTATGGCTATCACAGATTAGAAGACCCATTGGTTGTTGTGCAAGATGACAATAAGCTAATAACAAAAAAAGTAAGCGAGTTAGCTTCTAAGGAGATGCAAGCACAACCTACGCTTATAGGTAGAAACGATGAACATTTAAGGGAGCCTGACAAATGGTAGATAAATTAACGCCCGGAGGTTTGCCACAGCTTGGCATAATAGAGGTAGCCACCTCAAATCACGGAGGACACCCTCCTGAGTTTTGGGCAAAGCAATTAACCGAAAAAATAGTTGGATATTCTGATAATAATGAACAACACATCAAAGACCAAGCCAGAGCCTACCAAGATTTAATTTATAAAGTTTGTTTGATATATATCAAAAATGCTATAAAATCTTATAAAGCGTCTTTGATTCAAGAATTGACTCAAGGAGACGCTAAAGATTTGGCAAAAATAATAAAAGGTATTTGAAATGGCAATTACATCAACACTCACAACCAGCTTTAAAAAAGAACTGCTTACAGCAACACATAATTTTGCTACCAACGGCAACGCTTTTAAACTGGCTTTATATACAAGTTCAGCCACATTAGGCGCAGCTACCACAGCTTTTACCACTACAGGGCAAGCATCTGGAACCAACTACACATCTGGTGGAAATGCTTTAACAAAAGTTGCACCAACTAGCGCTGGAACTACTGGCTTCACAGATTTTGCAGACTTAACTTTTGGAACCGCTACGGTTACAGCCAGAGGTTGTATGATTTACAACGACACCAATGGTGATAAATCAGTTGCAGCAATTGACTTTGGTGGCGACAAAACTTCTACAGCCGGCGACTTTACTATTGTATTTCCTGCGGCTGCTGCTAGCACAGCAATCATAAGAATTGCTTAGTAAGAAATGAAACATGCCATTAGCAAAATTTCAATTCAAAGCAGGAATAGATAAGGAAGGAACTTCTTATACCAACGCAGGCGGATGGTTTGATTCGTCTTTAATAAGATTTCGCAAAAACTTTGTTGAAAAAATAGGCGGTTGGTCTAAAAATCAAGCAACAAGTTTTCTTGGCACATGCAGAAATTTATTTGCTTGGATTGCACTAGACGGAACAAAGTTTCTTTTCCTAGGAACTCATCTAAAATCATATGTACAAGAAGGCAATGTCTTTTATGACATTACTCCCATCAGAGCCACAACAACCAACGGCATTGTTTTTGCAGCCACCAACGGCTCGTCTACTATCACAGCAACCGACTCTAGTCATGGCGCTGTCAAGAATGACTTTGTAACAATATCTGGAGCTGCCACATTAGGCGGAACAATTACAGCAGGCGTCTTAAACCAAGAGTATCAAATAGACTCAACTCCCACCGCAAATACCTACACCCTTACAGCCAAAAATACTTCTGGAGCTACGGTTACAGCCAATGGCAGTGACTCTGGCAACGGTGGTTCTGGCGTAGATGGTGCGTATCAATTAAATGTAGGCATCGACAAGTACGTCTCTTCTAGTGGTTGGGGAGCAGGATTGTGGGGAGAGGGAACTTTTGGTGCTTCTACAGCTTTGTCTTTTACCAATCAATTAAGGCTGTGGTCGTCTGACAACTTTGGTGAGGATTTAATCATGAATCCTAGGTTTGGTGGAATATTTTATTGGGATAAATCTGGCGGAACAAGCGCCAGAGCCGTTAACATCACATCTTTGTCGGGAGCAAACTTGGCTCCAACTGTAGGAATGCAGGTTATTGTTAGTGACACAGACAGGCACGTTATTGTTTTGGGTTCAGACCCAATTGTGGGCGGAGCTAGAACAGGAACGCTTGACCCTATGCTAGTGGCTTTTTCAGATCAAGAGAGCATTACAGAATGGCAGCCACAAACAACAAACACCGCAGGTTCGGTCAGGTTGTCATCTGGCAGTGAGATTGTTGGTGGTATCAGATCAAGGCAGGAAACTTTAATATGGACTGACACATCTTTGTATTCAATGCAGTTTGTTGGACCGCCACTAACATTTGCGGTTAATCTTATAAACCAAGGCGTTGGCATGATTGGTCCCAACGCTTGCATTAATTCTCCCAACGGAGTTTTTTGGATGTCTCAGGATGGATTTTATTTATACAACGGTTCTGTTCAAAGAGTGGCTTGCAGTGTTTTAAGTTATGTTCAAGAAGATTTAGAGATTGGTCAAGCTTACAAAGCGTTTGCAATATTAAACAAAGAGTTCAATGAGGTCTGGTGGTTTTATCCTGCCAAGTCAGATGAAACAGAAGAAATATCAAGATACGTTATTTACAATTACTCAGAAGGAACTTGGAGCATCGGCTCTTTGGTTAGAACTGCATGGATAGACGAAGACGTGTTTGAAAGACCTGTGGCAACGGCAAGCAATTTTCTTTACAACCAAGAGAGCGGTGAAGATGACGATGGCTCGCCCATGAACAATGTTTTTGTGGAAAGCTCTGATTTTGATTTGGATGAGGGCAACGACATGACCTTTATTAGACGAATTATTCCAGACATAAAATTCTATGGAAGCAACACTTCTAGTGGTGGACCGATTATTAATATGCTATTAAAAACCAGAAACTTTCCTAGCGAATCATTGTCAACAAATGTTACAAAAGATATTTCCAATAACACCGATCAGCTTTTTGTTAGAGCAAGAGCAAGGCAGGCAGTAATTAGATTGCAAAGCGATGACGATGCCGCATCTGGCAACAGACTGGGAGTTCAATGGAGACTTGGCTATACAAGATTAGAGCTACAGCCTGATGGCAGAAGGTAATGTCAAAACTATTACCGTCAAGACTGCCTACGGCTTTAAACGAGGTAAATGCCGATCTATTTAACAGATTGGTTAGAATTCTTGAGTTAAACTTAGGTCAGTTTGACCCAAGCAGAACGCCACAATTTAACGACACAGAATTATCAGAGTTTAATTTTGTGGCTGGTGATGTTGTTTGGAATACAAATATCGGCGTGTTACAGGTGTATACTGGAAACACATGGATACAACTTCATGAACCGTTTTCGCCACAAGGATACGAGGCAAACGCTCTGCTAGGCTCTGTAACAGTTAAGAACAAAGGAGATACAACCATTACACTGGGTGTTGCTTCTGAGTATTGGGATGTAGAAAAATGGTACACTTAGACTTAAAGTGATATTATTTATATTTAAAATAAGTTATTGTTAGAGAACATTATGGCAGAATTAAATTTAACAGACAGAGTACAGAATCTTCTAACCGATATGGAAAGACCAGACTCTCTTCCATTGTTTCAAGCGGGCATGAATTTCAACAATGGCAAACCTTCTTTTAATGCAAGCAGTCCTTTAATGGATATGATGCCAAGAAAAGAATCAATGTCTAATATGGACAGAGAAATAGCTATGAACGCTATGCCTGACGCAGTAAGAACCAACAAATCTTTACTTGCTGGCGTTCCAGACCCAATGATGTCAGGTGTAGACACCAGCATTATGCAACCGTTGGTTGAGATGGGATTTGAGCAACAAGTAAGAGTAATTTTAAGCACACCGCAGAACTCACCAGAATCAATTCAAGCACAGCAAGAAATTATTAATGAAATGGGTACAGGCATGGACATTGATGCCTTTGTACAAACCGTTCAAGAAGTAGCTCCACCAGCAGTTCAAGAAGAGCTGTTGCAAGACAGAATGCAAGGCATGCAAGATGTAGGTGCAAGATCAAATATTGATGCTGAAGGCATAAAACAGTTAATGTCCATGGGCAGAGATGGCGACACCACCATAGGTCATTTATCAGAGGGTGAGGTTGTTATACCAGCACCGGTGTTGGAAGCCAACCCACAAGCCGCAGACATGCTTGAGCAAACTATGAGCCAAATGGGCATAGACCCAAGAACCAGAGTTGTTGACTCTACTGGTGAGATTGGTGGCATTGCATCAATCAATCCAGAAACAGGCTTTCAAGAGTTTGGCTTTCTTTCCAAACTATTTAAGAAGGTTAAGAAATTGGCTCCCTTGGCTGCTTTTATACCGGGCATTGGTCCAGCCGTAAGCGGACTTCTTGGGTCAGCAGGCACAGCCGTAGCGGGTGCTTTGGGTAAGGTTCCGGGTATTGGAGGCTTGTTAAAAGCAGGAGCTACGAAATTAGGAAGTGCATATACAGGCAACCTTGCAGGTTTGCCCAGTTTGCTTGCAAGAAATAAGGGTGATGTTGGCACAACCAATCCATTGATAAAAATGCTTGGCGACAAATTTGGCTTTGGTGGTCGATCTGCTGAGTTGGACAATTTAATTAATCCAGCTACAAATACATATTATACATCCCCAGAAATAGCCGCCATGACAGACGAAGAAAAAAGAGTAGCAATAGACAGAGGCAGGCAAGACCAAGGCGGAACAACATTGCCTGCTGTTATTTCTGAAGCAATAAATCCAACTCAGATTCCTGAGTATGACAAAGAGGGAAATTTACTGCCTCCAAGACAAAATTCAAACAGCGCCTCAAGTGGCGGCATGGGCATGATGGGCAAATTAGGCATAGCAGGACTTGCAGGCTTAATAGGCAAGCTGGCTTATGAAGAAGCCAAAGATCAAAAAGGCGTACCTTTAACTCCACTCACTCAAATGGACCAGTTAGGCAGATACAACATAGCGGCTGAGATGGCTAGACAGGCAGGCGAAGGCTCTCCATCCAGAGTTGAGTACGGTCTAAGCGCAGAAGGAATGCCAGCTTTAAGTGGTGGCGCACCAAGAAACGCAAGATTCGGAGGCATCATGGCTTTTGCTAACGGTGGTTCTGTGGCTATGGCGGAAGGTGGTGACCCCATGATAGATATTAGCCCAGAAAATTTTCCCATGAAAGACGGTCAAATTGATGGACCGGGAACAGAAACTTCAGACGATATACCAGCCATGCTTTCCGATGGAGAGTTTGTTATGACATCCAAGGCTGTAAGAGGAGCTGGCTCTTTTGATGTAAACGATAACAACGGCATACTTACACTTACCCCTAACGGAGCGCCTACAAGAGACTCAGGCACCAGAGTAATGTATAAGCTTATGGAACACTTTGGGAGCGCAGCATAATGGCAGTAGAGCAGCCTATCGCAACAGATATACAACAACAGTTTAGAACGCTAGACCCAACCACCAGAGAATTATTCTTTGGCTCAGGCATACCGGGAACTTCAAGCTACTCACCGGGCTTTATGCAACAAGCATTCAGAGCTTCTGAGAAAACATTTTATGACGAGCAAGGCAATCCTGTTGTCGTTCCTGAGCAAGTAGCAGGACTTTCTCCTGAGCAGTTAGCAGCGATTAACCTATCCAGAGAAAACATTGGCATTCAAGACCCGTACTTATTTGACCAGTTTGATGACCAGAATGCACTTACAAGCATGGGCGCAGAGGGATACTTTGGGCAAGGTCTTGAAAGTTTATTCGGCAGACAGCAATACGACCCAGCAGGCGTTGCAACAAAAAGACTTGGCGGTTTAGACGAGTCAGAGCAACTATTAAGAGATTACGCAAACGTAGGGTATGACCCTTCACAAATGGTAGGACCCGCAGACGATCAAAGAAGTTACAT